TCTTCGGAGTTTGATGACGACGAACAGGCCGGTGTCGTCCACTTCTGACTTCCACACGCGCCCGTTGGTGTCTGTGTGGATTGGGATGACTTCTCCGACTTGGATGTTGGAGTGAGCGAGTTGAACATTGCTGTACTTGGGATTGTCCATGAACTTCCTGAACGCTTTGCCGAGCGCTTCGGTAGTGATGAGGTCACCCTGTTTGTCCACGAGTTGGACACTGGCATATCCGGCGATAACCAAGTCATCAATGGCTCGTGACTTGAGCAGTATTGCTCCTGCGGGCTGCAGGTCGTGTTGAAGTGCAGCGCTTACCACCGAAAATCACACCAATTGTCATCGTATATCAATACAAGGCCTGATACTACCGATACAACTAGGGCTGCATTTCTAGTGAAGCCCCGTCATCTGTGACCCTGACTTTTCCCTTTTCTTTCTCGTCTGTTGATACTGAAACTGTCATCGGATGAGGCTTCCCTTCCATCTTCTTGGGCTTCTTGCGTGGCTTCTTTGGTTCCTCATCCGGTCGAGGTCTCATATCGTAGTCTAGTGTGTTCTCATCTGAGGTCAGTTCTGTCGGACCACGAGGAGCGCTGTCTGGGGTACCGAGTCCGATTCCCAGAGCCTTCGGGCCAGTCCATGTCATCTTCTCTTTCAGCAGTGAATCATCAATCAGTTCTAGAGCCTCGATGATGGTCTTAACGATGTTCGGCTTCAGAATCTGCTCGTCATCAACCTTCTTAGGTGGCTTGATTTTGAATCCCTCTTCGTGTGAACCGTTATCGGGTTTCTTGACCTTGACCAGACCCTTCAACACCATCCCGACCACCGGTTCCCAGAATGGCCGAAGGCTCTCCGCCATATGAACACTGTAGTCAGTTCCAGTCAAATCACCGACAATACCCACCGGTTGGTGGATTGCCCAACCCTCAGGCCACTGGTCAATCTTGTAGATGACTGTATCTTTCAGACCTAACAGATTGATTTTCACCTTGTTGCTACTGACCACCACATCGTGTGAGAACAGTATTGGTTCCAGTGATTTCGCCAGTAGTGACAGGGTATCCACACTGTCAGTCCCCTCGGTTTCAGATTCACTGACGATACGAGTGGGTTGAACCGTGTAGATATCCTCACCCTTACGCCTACGGTGTGACACACTTGACACACGGACCTGTACGTGGTCACCCTCGTTGAACGCCTTGCGCTCACGAACCAGTGTCCCAACATCCATGTACCACTTCTTATCTCGTTCAGTGGCACGATTACCGATTACATTGGCCTTGTCTGAATTGATTGGGCCGACGCCCAATCGGTAGGTGTAGGGTCCACGCCCACGACGGTTGAGAATGATGAAGTCCACTATCTTCGGTTTGCAGAACAGTATCCACTTCGGGTGTCGTGACTCGCCTTTCATGTAGGCTGAGTTAGCATCACGCAAAAGATAACCGTCACTCTCCTCCTCAGACAGGTTCTCGATTGCATCTGCCAGACCTTCATCATCGGTGCGGCGTGTGTTGAACGGAGCAGGGAATCGCACATCATCCGTGCTATCGAAGTCTGAACGCAGTTTCCGTAGGCGGTCCTTCAATGGTTCATCATACAGTTCCTTGTTGTCGTGTTCCAACAGGTCAATGACGTCAATGTATCCGTTCTTCGCAACCATGACGTCGAGCATGAAGTCATCACTGTTGGCGTCCCGTATCCCAATCTTCCTGTCATTGGTCAGACGCACACTGGACCCGTCAGCGTATTGGGCATTCACTGTCTTGCCCTTCTTACGAACAATCGCCCGTTTGCCCTTCCACCATGTGGACACTACCCAGTCACCACTGAACCCACGCAGGTTCTCAAGGTCCTTCAAATCGAAGATGCGATGAGCGGCCTTGATTGGTCGGATCCGTGCATCCTCCTTCAACAGGTCTGGGTTGGTCATGGACTTCACGATATCACTGATGATTGGGTCATCTTCGCTCAACCTGAATGTCCAGTTCTGTCCATCCTCACCAACCTTCTGGGTTTCCGGTTCATCTCCTCCAGCCGGTGCTGATGTGTGTGTATTACTCATCGGCTGCATCTCAGGGAATACGCTGGTGATATCCTCAAATGGCACGTTCAACAGCGGTTCCCGTTTCGATGACACATCACCGTCGTTATGCATCACAGACGCATTGCCCATCGTATCGAAGTTCATCCCGAATGATGGAGCCATCTTCCACCCGAAGTGATTACGGTAGCCGTCACTGTTGTAGATGCTCATTGGGATGCTCATTGGTTTCGTCTGTACTCCTAAACCCTCTTCTAACTCCGGGTAGTACACTGCTGCACCTGCTGGCACTTCACCTTCTTTGATTTTGTTCGCTGATGCGTCGGTACTCAGACCGAAAATAGGACCTCCACTCCTGACAGATGGCTGAGCGCGCTGTATCCATTCATTCGCGTAGCGCCACAATTGCAGTGCGTTCACATGACCTTGACTCCAATCACCGTCTTCGTCAGGGCCGAATGGGTCTGGCAACCCATCATCAGCGAACTGCTTGCGAACTTGCTCGGCCAGTTGCCCTGCTGATTGCCTGACGTGATTGACTGTGGATTCCAGTTTCTGCATGTGATAATTGTTGTCCGTGTACTCATGTCCGGCCTTGAACCCACCGCCCCTGTGATAATCAGAGTATTTTTCACCGCTCATCGAAGGTGTCCTGATGCCGAACTGCAATTGTCCCTCCAGACGTTCTATATCTTCCAATATCTCCCTACCAGACAGCCCTGCTTCTGTAGCCTTCTGATATTGTTCGTGCAAATCCTCGATGCGCTGTTGGGTTGCCATTTCCTGATGGTGTTCAGGTAGTTCCGGGCCGATATGTTCCTGAGTCAAACCCTCGGATAACTTGTGCTTGCCAGTCCCATGACAGTTCGGACACTCCTCTCCCACTTTCATCTCGACAGCAGGTTCCGTACCAAACAGGTCAGGTGGTGGTTTCTTCGGCTCATCTTCGTCATCGGCTCCTCCAAACAGGTCAGGTGCTTTTTCTGCCTTGCCGATATCCTCAGGGTCAATGTGTCCATCACCACCACACACTGGACAGGGGACTTCTCCTGTGTTCACAGCATTGATTGCTTCAGACTGGTACTGGAAATCGAATGAGTGAAGTCTACTCTTACCACCACCCAAGTCCAATTCTTCAGGGTGCCTTCTGTAATCACCTTCCCACTCACCCTGTTCATTGAAAGATGGAGCGCTCCCCCAGAACGACCACTTAGCAGGTGGGCCTTCAGGCAACCAACCGACCTCTTCCGGTGGTGCGCGACCGCCCCACGGTTCATCTGTAGGACCAGTGAGATGTTGTGGTCGGTCTTGTGGCCTTCTTGGGTCTTCTCTTGTAGGGCGACCCCGGCGTTCATACTCCTCTCTTCGTGGTTCAGCCAACGGCAACGGTTTGTCCTGTGGTGGAGCAACATCAGGCTCCTCTGTTGATATGGGTTGTTTGTCCAGACCTGTGTGCATCAAGAACTGCTGTACTCTACTCTTCAGATTCTGTTCCCTCGGGTCACCCGGAATCATGTGACTACCGAACACGCTGCCTAGTTTCATCAATGCAGATACCCACTTGCCGAGACGCCCCGATGTTCGTCCTCCTTCTCCCACAACATCACCCAATGCATCTCTATGTCCCATTATTTCCGCTGCTGTAGATGGGTGCGCGTCCCATCCCAACATGAGTTTGTTCATCAGTCCCCGTTTCTTGTCACGTTTGCGACCTAGACCACCAGCGCTGAGCATATGGTGCATCGTTGTCCTTGTCGCACTGTCCTCAGCGGGTAGGCCTTCATCATCGAATATACGTTGTCGTGTTCCCGGCATACCCAATCGAATAGCGCCAGTTTCATCGTCTCGTGCGTGTTCGTCGTGAACGTGTTGTTCGTGACTAGTGATGAGTTGCGGCCAGTGTTTATTGGCACCAGACTGTATGTTGGCTATGCCACCGTAATCACGCATCTTGTCCACCGGTTGGTCTGCTAACCATCCGAGCAATCCGAGCATTTCATCACGAGGTACGTTCCCTAGTGGCAGTCTCTGTTCCATAGACTCCTCACGGAAATCTCCCTCTTCAGGGTCGCGGCCAGCCTCGCGAGGCCAGATATCCTCAGGATAATTCTGTGGCTCATCGTCCTCACCTAACTGCATCACGTACATGCCCTGTGTCTTTTGTCCCGGCCATTGCGTGAACAACCCTGCGTCCTTGTGCCAGCCATCTCCTTCCTCCTTGTCAGGCCCGTAGATGTGATGCAACTCACCTAGGGGAGTATTCGGATTCGCACCGTGTCCACCCCTAGCGTGGGATGGCAGCATGAAATGGGCATACGGTGATATCTTCACGTTGTTCTTATCCCCACCCCCATAGTAGTACATGCTGAGCAATGGAGCCAGATGATTCAGAACTTGCCGTCTGCGGTCGAACTCTTCACCAATTTCATTCGCACGACGACTCACATGAGCGTGTTGGTCCTCGTCAACGTGACCACTATTGAGATATTCATTGAACTCATCAATTGAACTGAACGGGTTATCGTTGTCTATCCTGTGTCCCTTCACCTGCAGGTTGCTACTGGTAATCTCCCCAAACGTAGGTGAGTTCTTGTCCTTATCGTAGGTATGTACAAGACGAGGTAGTGTTCCGCCCTGATGGGTGACTTCCCCTTTAGCGTTCTTTTTCTCTGGGTCGGCTTTGGCTCCTATGTGGTCGCTCAAGCGATAGACACCTGCTCGCGTCCTTTGGTTGTTGTTCAAGAACCGCTCGCTGATATCGCGTGTGCCAGCGTGGAATACCGGACCAGAGCGCTCATCGCCCTCATCGTGAAACCACTGTCCGTGCGTCGGGGAGTTCGGGTCTTCATCGAAATACCCATGAGCAAGTTGTCCTGCCTTGGTTCCCGGTCTGAACAAGTCATCCTTTCCTGCATCATCTTGATACACAAGCGAATCTTTCATCGCTTCCATCAAATGTCTACGCTTCTGGTACTCCTTGACTTCAAACGACTGAGGGTCATAGTACGGTGCAGGAAATTGACTACCTGTTGAATCCATGCCACGAATGCTGTGGAACACATTACCAGCGAGCCTCCCCATCCAGTTGCGTGTGAGCCACGGTTGCGGGATATGAGGCATCTTTCTACCATCACCCTGCTCACCATAAAGGGCGGATAAGAGATGTTTGTCATGGCCCATCAAACCATAATCGTCAAGATGAGCGATGACGTCATCCCGTTGTGATGGTGACAGCCATTCAAGACCGAACCCATATGCTAGATGGCCCAGTGAGTGGTCTCCTTCGTCATATGGGTCCAACGGGTCGCGCTCCTTCCCTGCCCAGACGTCCTTGTAGGTGTCAAGATGCTGCTTGCGCTGCTTCATCTCATCCATGCCGCGTTGTTCCTTTGTGGCAGCCTCAGTCATCCATCGTTGGAAGTGCTTTTCGTACAGTTCTGATGGTGAGCCGCCTTCGTGTCCTATGTCCTTCGTAAGTGAACCCATGTGTGCAGGTTGCATAGCATGTGAGTCCTCGTGGTCTTCCTCGTGTGCCATCAACTGTGGTTCCAGATGCTTCTTGATTATGTTGGTTATATTCCCCTCTTTATCTGTGTGAGGAGACCATACATCACTCAGTGTTCGCAACCATTGTGGTTCACCGAACCCCTCTCCTTCCATCAGTGGAGATGTCTCCCACGGTGAAATCGAACCGTATGGTTCATCGCGGTTCACATCTGCCATACCCGGCCATGAGGTATGAGATGCTCGTATGTTGTTGGTTCCGTTAGGATGACGATTCATGCGCCCTACGTGCGGTGCAGGCTCAGTTTCACCTCCGAACTCAGTCACGATATCGCGACCCGGTTGCCCCAACCACTTGCGTTTTCTCGCTTTGAGTAGTTCTTCTGCTATTGCACCATACGATTTCTCGTAGTGGTCGTTAGGAAACAAACCGTGTCTTTGCAGGCTCATCTTGGAGAACAGGTAATCTGCCGCAGCATTCTCCTGCTCAAACCCGTCTATGAATGAACGGAACAGTTCGTATTTCACCCGAGTATGGGTGTCAAGAGGTGACTCAATCATCTTCAACCCTCCGTTCACAGACGGCGGGCTAGGTCCTCAACCTGCTGGACTATGCTATCGAGGCTGAATGGGTTATCCTCTTTCCATGCGCCTACCAATTCTGACTTGCGGAGAATTGCAGGTCTGTCTCCTCCACCATCGGTCACATGCATCCCCAGTGTGGAACCAGTCTGATGGGGATTCGCGTTCGCGTGGTAGTTCAGCCCCGGTGGGTTGTTGTCTTGCACCAGTTTCTTCTCGACCTTGGGATAGTCCTCCATCGTCGTCTGGTTTGTCCAATAGTGCTGTGCGCGGACGTTGGTACCACTCACGTCCTCAAACTTCACATCGTGAGATTCTTCGGAGATGGCCTTCTCTAAATCAGATGCCCGCTTGAGCAGGTCCTCGTATTCACTGTACTCACCGGGTCTGACTTTGACTGGTTTCATGCGTTATCCTCCGTCGGGAGTGCGATATTGCCCACGTGACCAAGTGATTTCGCTTGGTCTGCCAGCGCGTGAATATCATCCCACTCTACATCGTAGAACTCTTCGGTGGTGTTAGGCACATCGAAGAAGGTCTCACCTTCCACGGTCTTGACGATTGCATCACTACCACGCAATGGGTCACCCCACACATCTTCGATAGCCGGTGTTTCATTTCGCACGAACCCAGCGCGCTTCAGCAACACTGCCGGGTCGCTCAGAATCTGGCGGAGTTGTCGGTTCTGCTTGCGTATCTGGTCGAGGTCAGTATCCATACGCTCCATCTTGCCAATGAGCGCATTCATCAAATCCGCTGCGGGATTCTCTTCATCGCTCATAGTTCACCCTCTTGGCACATACTGACCGGGTGATTGCTGTGGGCGCATGACACCGCCCGTGCGAGCGGGCAGAATGAGTCCCTTCACCATTCGGTCACGGTCACGAACATCAAGAACCTGTGCAGTTTCAGCGAATTGCATGACCGGTGCGCCACCTGCGAACAGGTTATTCGGTCCAACTGGTTCGTGGCCCTTCTGCACGAGGCTCCACAGGTCTTCAGACAGGTAATCGCTGGTGTTCTTGATGACATTCAAGTAATCATTCGCACCGTTGGCATCACCATCTTCGATTGCTTTGTTGAATCCCTTGATAGCACTATCTAGTTTCCGTGCCATCGGGTCCATCTTGGAGAGGTCTACGTCTGTCACGTTATCACCTGAAGAATGCGCGCCTATTCAACTTACCGCCCATACAGGCCAGAATCCTTTTCCTTATCACCCAATGGGTCCGATGCCGCCTCCTTCGCGGATTGTATGGAATCCAGTGCCTGTTCGATCGGTGTCTTATCATGCCCGCGCTGATGAGATG